AAATAGAAAGAAAACATGGCAAAACACTTGATGATTGATATGGAGACAATGGCTGTCTCCCCAAACGCAACAGTACTCTCCTTAGGTGCAGTTCACTTTAATCCATATGGAAATGGATATGCGGATAAACTTTATTTCCGTATTAACATTGACGATCAAGATGCTCTAGGACGCGAAGTAGATCCAAACACGATTGAGTGGTGGGGTAAGCAAGATCCTGCTATTATGGAAGAAGCATTTAGTCCAGACAATCGTATTAGCTTAGTAGATGCAATGGATCAGTTCCATAAGTTTGCATGGGGGTGTGATGCCTTTTGGTCACACGGTGCTACATTTGACTTGGTAATTATTGAGAACATCTATCGCCAACTAAACAAGCCGCTGCCGTGGAACTTCTGGCAACTGCGAGATACTCGTACTTTGTTTGATCTAGGTGTTGACCCAGACATGCCTAAAGGTAGCAAACACGATGCACTACAAGATGCTATACGACAAGCAGTGGGTGTACAGAATGTCTACGCTAAACTAAAGATTAGACCTCGCTAATCTACTTAAACCAACCAAGCCGCTCCCCAGCGGCTTTCCTACGATCTGCTTCTTCTAATGTACTAGGAAATCGTAACGCCCATACTGCACAGAGTGCCATTCCGATGCCAACTCCTAATACTAATTTCCAATTGTATGTAGTGAACCAAAGTATGATTAAACTAACATCCATTGTAATGACCATGGCCCATTTGCCGTAGGCAGGAAATACACGTTTTTCGCCCCAATTCCGCAAAAAGGGACCAAATAATTTGTGATTCATGATCCAATCATGCCACTTTTTGTTACTTTTTGCAAAGCAATATGCAGCACCTACTGTAGGCGTACTCCAGGGAATTCCCGGAGTAACTACTCCAATGTAGGCAATTCCCAAACAAATCATGCCTGCTGTAAACCACAAGGACTTTTTAATTTTATTAATCATACTACTATTTACATGGCAAAATATCCAATTGACATGATACTGGTTTGACCAATATACTATACACATGACTAAAAACGCATTCATCTTTTCTTGGGATCAATTGGGCATAGAATCCATTGTGCCCATTACTCAATACGAACATGTTGACAGAGATAATACAATGCGATTGCTCAAAGAAGAACCAACTGTTCGAAATCCGCTTGATAACATTGTTAAAAGTTTGTTATTGCGGGCTAGATACAATACGCATCGACATTATGAAATATATGCTATTGATTGTACAGAAGGAATGGATGAACAATTTTGGCGAGAACAGTGGGACAAATATCCTCAAGAGACTGCTGAACTGATTCGCGAACGCGGTCATAAGTTATTCAGTGATAGAGCACAAAAAGATTCTATCAAGATAACTTAAACACACACACAGATAACAACTATAAAGCTCGCACCTGCTAACTTCTGGTGCCCGGAAACCTGGATCTAGGATCACAGGGAGGGTAAATCTCTTTGGTTGAAAAGAGTACTTAGTCACTACCCGAAAGGATGATGATCGGATACGCCTACGTAAAACTGATTTGACTATTTGAATAAACTAAAAAGGCTAATGAGGGGATTGTATTCCCCACGCAACTAACTACGATAGTATGTTTTTGGTTGTCGCCGTCGTTATAAAGACGCAACTCGAGGTACCGGACGACCGCCTCTGTAATGTTGTAATACTATGTGAACCGTGCTACTCAGATAATGTTCTTTTCTTTGCCCGCTCTGGGCAAAGTGTGACCGATTAATCTAGATAATCATTAACTCCTGTTTCAAATTTGTGATGAGCGATTAGCGATATCACAAGTGAGATGTAGTCTCACTTCAACACTATGGATTGACATAACTGATAAATCCGTGTATAATAAGTACTTAGAAAGGGATATTATGAAGATTAGTTTAGTTAGTGACCTCCACCTCGAGTTTGGATATCAAGAAATGGAAGGCGGAGATGTATTGCTTCTTGCAGGTGATATTGCCGAAGCACGGACTATCATCAAACAACTGCACAGCACTAAGGTACTTCCTTACACTGTAGGTCGACTGAATGCTTACGACTTCTTCTATCACGAGTGTGCCAAATATAAACAAGTGTTCTATGTTCAAGGAAATCATGAACATTATCACGGAAGATTTGATAAGACCTACGATGAACTGAAACGAGCAATGCCTGCCAATGTCACTGTATTGGAAAACGAGATTGTAGAGTACGAAGGTGTTATGTTCTTGGGTGCTACACTTTGGACAGACATGAATAAGGGTGATCCTATTACCCTTCACTCTGTTAAGAGTTTTATGAATGACTACAGAGTTATTCAAAACTTCTATGCTGAGAAAAACTTGTACTACAAATTAACACCTGACGCTACTGTGGCAGCACATCGTTATACCAAGCAGTACTTCAAGTTGATGTTGAGCGAGCACAGGGACAAACCTTTTGTGGTCATTACACACATGGCTCCTAGCTTTGCCAGTGTTAACGAAAAGTACATTAAGGACACTGTCATCAACGGTGGCTATGCTAGTGAACTAAGTGAATTCATCCTTGACAACGAAAACATCAAGGTGTGGGTACATGGTCATATGCATGATCCAGTTGATTATATGATTGGTGAGACTCGTGTGTTAGCTAACCCTCGTGGCTATGTTGGTCACGAAGATACAAGTGGATTTGATCCTGATTTAACTTTTGAGGTATAAAATGAATATAACTGTGTATAGTCGAAATCGTTTGTACGAAACATTCTCCAAGTGGGATGTTCCTAGAGACTTTGCTGATCCTATGGCTAACTATTTGATCTACGGATATCAGCCTGGTAGTTTTTTTACTTATGTATTGGCCAATAATTTTGCAAAAGCAATACTAAGCAGTCATCCAGGTAATACTATGGAGGCGTTAAAACATCTAGTAGGTTGGATGCGTGATACTTTGCCAGAAATAACATGGGGAAATTATGATAAGGTTGACGGATGGTGTGATATGCCATGGGCAATGCGTCGACCTATTTTGGAGAAGCACAGATTAATATACACTGAGAAAGAAGAAATCATGCTGATTCTAAAAGAAGAGTCCACTGTAGAACCTATACTGTATTAAGCGTTGACATCTTGGTAAAACCGTGCTATAATATACGCATACAGAAACTCAGATTGATAAGGAAATTTTATGACTCGTAAGATGGCAACTATTAGAAAGATTGATTCAATTCGGGATATTCCCGGAGCAGACTCTATTGAGTGCTGCACCCTAGGTGGGTGGAATGTTGTTACTCGTAAGGGTGAATATACTGCTGGCGATCTGGCAGTGTACTGCGAAATTGATTCGTTCATCCCCACTGCCGTTGCCCCGTTCTTGACCAAGCCTGGGCACTATGCCAAGACTTTTGAAGGTGTTGAAGGCGAACGTCTCCGTACTGTGAAGTTGCGTGGTCAATTGTCGCAAGGTCTGTTGCTGCCGGTTTATCAAACATCAGTTGGCAACTTCATCCATGGAATTGACGCCGACGGGCGCCCGCACAAATGGGCAGTTACTATGGAGCAAGATGTATCTGATTATCTTGGTATCACCAAGTACGAAGCACCTATCCCCGCAGAACTTGCAGGTGAAGTCAAGGGCATGTTCCCTTCACAGATTCCAAAGACTGACCAAGAACGTATTCAAAACTTGTCAGCAGAGTTGGAAGTGTGGAAGACTGAGAATCTAACCTTTGAAATTACTGAAAAGTTAGATGGTTCGTCAATGACTGTTTATCGTATTGATGACTATGTTGGTGTTTGCTCACGCAATCTTGACCTTAAGCGCAACGAAGATAATTCACTGTGGCGTGCTGCACTCAAGCACGACCTAGAAGAAAAGTTGAAGATTGCTGGTGGTAATCTTGCAGTACAAGGTGAACTGATTGGCAACGGCATTCAAGGTAACAAGTACAAGATGCGTGACCAAGACTTTTATGTTTACGACATTTACGACATTGATGCAGGTCGTTACTTTACTCCTGCAGAACGTCTAGCGTTTGTAACTGAGTACAAGTTGAATCACTGCCCTGTGCTACATAGCAATACTGAACTGATTGAATCAGTTGAATCATTGCTGAAACTTGCAGAAGGTAAGAGTGTAATGGGTACAGTTGGTTGTGAGCGTGAAGGCCTTGTTTACAAGTGCAACGAACGGCAAGTGTCCTTCAAGGCAATTTCTAACAAGTTCCTCTTGAAGGGTGGCGAATGAAAGTAATTTGGGATCTCGAAACTATGTCAATAACGGGCGGCTTTAAGCATGGTGAACTAATGTTGATTACTGCGGGTCGTCAGACTGGCAAGAGTATGTATTACTCTTATGCTGCGCAAAAGAATAGATCTATGCTAAAATCTGCTCAATTTTCAATAACAGCTAAAGCGGAAGTAGATGGTGATACTTGGTATACTGTAATTTGTAGTCGAGAAGTTAGTGAGTGGTTGCGAAGTCAATCTAGAGAGTGGCATTATGAAGCACTGGCACACGGCTTTAACTTTCCGCAGTTTGACATACACGAAAAACTGTATACTATGTTGGCTTTAAAGTGGAGTTGAATTATGAAACCAGAAAAGTTTGCTGAGTTGTTAGACGAGGTTGAAGAATTTATTGGCGAACACACCCTCAAAAATCCGCACTATTTGTTTGATGAAGAAATTATAAAATATTTTTCACATTACAAAAAGAAGCACATTAAGAAAGCACTAGAGGAATTACGATGACCAGTACTGTACGCATAGCATGGAGTCGAGAGTTTGACAATGAGCAAAAATGGAATGAAGTCTGCGCCTGGGCCATAGAATACTTTGGCCTCCCTGGTGATAGGTTTCAATGCCGTGCCAATGTTAATTATATGGACTTTGTCTTTAAGAGTAATAAGGATGCATTGATGATGGCTCTAATGTGGAACGCTCCTATTGTTACTGACGACGAACTCACTGTAGAATTTGTTGGGAGTATGTTCAATGCAGCATAAAAGGGCAATGGCCAAGGCAAGATGGGTAGATGAATTGGACAATAAACTAAGTTTGGAATTAAGTACAGGCAACGTTGCAGGTGAAAAATATTTCACTGTGCAACCAAGTTGGGCTCACCAGTCAACTGACTGGTCTGATATGGAAATTTGGTGTCTGACACAATTTGGTCCAACTCCGAATGATGGCGTGTGGACACCCAGTGCCCGATGGTATATGAATAATAGAAAGTTCTGGTTCCGTGATGAGAAAGATTATATCTGGTTTGTGTTGAGGTGGTCATGAACGTTACCGACAAGATAATAGATAACTTGGCCAAACAAATGGCAGATCAAATTGATCAAGAAGTTATAGAAAACATTACCATGGAAATTTTAATCAAGGATGGTTGGACGCAAACTAATATCAATCCTGCATTTCCAGAATATGGAATGATGAGTAAGCCATTTGAAGATTGGTATAGTAAAACATCAGAATGGATAAACACATACGCTCAGGGTGAATACAAGTTGATAAAAGGTCAATGGTTGTTCAACGACCCAAGAGATGCTACAATGTTCATTTTGCGTTGGTCATGAAAGTTACTATACCTTATGATCCGGACCGGAAACCTTTAGAATGGGCTAAGAAACATTGCTCAAGTTATATCACTAATGAGCGTCATCCATATCGTAATGATGTTGAGTCAAATGGAATAATTAAACGTATTGTTATGATCAATTACTTTTTCAGTGACGAGAAAGATGCGTTAATGTTCTTGCTAAGGTGGTCGGATGAGCAAGTTTGAAATCAACGGGTTATTCTACTATAGCCATGGCCAGTTTTTGCCTTGCGGTCTTAACCTTAAAGATAAAATTTGGTGGAGATTCATGCCCGGCGTTATAATCAATGTAGCATGGCCCAAAGGCAAAGTCCGAGTTGGCCCCAGTCATAGGGATGGATGGAGCGGATATGGCCCGGAATTTGAATATGTTGAAAGTGCAGATCCCAACGACTTTTATCGTCCTTGGTTAGAAGAACATGTGGGCAAACAAGGGTGGGATTGGAACTGGGGTATGGCTAATACAGATGCAACAGAAAATCGTCTAACTATTAAAATTAGAAAAAAGCATGCCAGGTATGCTACAATGGCAGTATTGATGTGGAGTTAATATGAGTCCACACAACAATGAGAATTACAATGCTTGGGCAGCTAGAGTAGAGATGTTTGAAAAAGCCCGAGCATTAAAACACATTGCCAAGGGTATTAACTTAGATATAGTGTTAGATGAAATGAGTTATCGTATTATAGCTAAGTTATTATATCCAATATTTAATTCTATTAAAAACTCTACAAGATATGTTAATGTAGAACAGTTTGAAAAAGATAAGATAGCATATTACGAAAAAATGAAATATAAAGGAAAAGCAGCCGATCACGTTGACCCCAACAGTTGATTTATATATAATAAATAAATGTGCAATAGACCTAATGGCTATTGCATAGGGCATAGTGCCCAAACTTGTCTTACTTAATTAAAGGAGAAAAATATGACAAATCATCAATTAGTTCGATTCGATACCAACTCTCTAAACAGAGCACTTCTAGGATTTGATTCCTTGTTTAACGATTTTGAAGGTCGTTTTGCAAATCAACTCAAAGACAACTATCCCCCTTACAACATCGTTAAACATAATGACGACTCTTACGAGTTGGAAATTGCTGTAACAGGATTTGCCAAGGATGAGGTTACAGTTGAAATTGATCAAAATCAACTTATCGTTAAAGGGGTACGAAACAAGGACGATGATGTGACAGCTGAATTCCTGCACCGTGGTCTTGCATTCCGAGACTTCACACGTAGCTGGACTCTTGCTGAACACATGGAAGTAGGTGAAGGGTGTATTAAGAATGGCGTGCTTACCATTGAGTTGAAGCGTGTTGTTCCTGATGCATTGAAACCACGAGTCCTTAAAATCAAGGGCGAATAAAACCCTGGGGGCTTCGGCCCCCAATTTGAACAAATAGTAATATGACCACTGATACAGATATCATCGTAGATAAAAAGATTAAAACAAAAGATCGAGTTAAAGAACCTAGCAAATACAAAGTTATTATCTGTAATGATGATACTACTTCTGTTGAATTTGTAATAGCTATGTTAATGACTATTTTTAAACATTCACAAACCTCTGCACTTAAATTAACACTAGATGTACATAACAGTGGTAAAGCAGTAGCAGGTATATATAGCTTTGAAGTCGCTGAACAAAAAGCAGCAGATGGAGTCACAATGGCTCGACTCAATGGATATCAATTGATAATTAAAGTAGAACCAGAATAAGGATACTATGAGTTTAAAAGAACTAACCGCTGAAAAACATCAACTGGCGGAGTCTACTCAATTTATGAAGGCAGTGTTTGCAAAAACCCTGCCTTTTGATTTGTGGGTAGATTTCACATTCCAAAAACAACTTTGGTATAAAGAAATTGAACATGCTGCTCGTAAAGCAGGTTTGTTAAATGGGCTACCTGGTATTGCTAGGGCACATTTGATCATGGATGATTATCAAAATATGCAAAAACCATTGGGCAGTTTTAATACCTATAAAGAAGAAACTAAGGATTATGCCATGTATATTAGATCACTAGATGATCCAAAACGTATTATGGCACATTTGTATACTTGGCATATGGGTGATCTATTTGGTGGACAAATGATTAAGAAAATTGTAGATGCTCCTCATACCCATTTAGATTTTGAAAATCCACATGATTTAAAGATAGCTATTCGTACTATGTTATCAGACGATATGGGACAAGAAGCTAATGTAGCATTTGATTGGGCAATTAAAATAATGTATTCATATGACAGCAGTTTGGGATAGAATTGAACAATTAGCCAAGCATATTGAAAGTAAGTTTGCTGTAACAGGCGAACCTATACGTGGAAATACTCACGAATATAATTGGTATAATGCGTTATACGATAGTCCTAGATACCGTAGAGCACATATAGAGATTGTGGATAATCGAGAAAGCCATAAACTTTACATACTACATTGTACTATCTTTCCACACTTTAACGACCCTAGTCCCATTTGGGGATTTGATGCAGTGTGTGGACCTAGCAAGATCACCGGTGCATTCCATGATTTTAGCATGCCTGGATATGCCGAACACCCTATGAGTCAATGGTGGGAGAAAACTAGTGCAGAATATAAATGGCATAAGCCACGTACATTGCCAGACTGGGCACAGGCAATCTTTAGCAAAAACATGGTAGCGGCAGGCAATGTCAATACTGAAGAAGAACTTGAAGCACTATGCACCCTTGCTGAACGTGCGTTAGACTGCTATCTGTTCAGTGTAGGTACCACGCAGCAAGATGTAGCAGATTATCACCAGTTACAAAATCGTTATTGTTACTATCAAAAACAAAATCCCCACGTGATACGCAGTATGGTTAGTATGGGTGTACCTGAAGATGTAATGAAAAAGTTTGTTAACGAAGTTTTGTTTCCCGAAGTATAAATACTTGTTATGAGAGCAAACGAATTTATTACAGAAGCTGCACTGGCACTTAAGACGTTTTATGACAAAACTCGCCTGCAAAATTTAGTTAACCGTCTTAAAAAACCCGGTGAAAAATTTCTAACCGTTAACGGAGATTATGTACTGGTTAAAGCAACACCGGAAGAAATTACATATCTTATTAATTTGTTAAACACTAACTATGATGCCAACAACACAGTTATTAGTAATTCTAGGATGCTTAATAAAATTGGTGGAGTTCCGTTATCTCAACTAATGAAAACCTCAGACTTTGGAGGCAGAGCTGGTGTTGGATCAGCAGGAGAAACAGTAGGCAGAGCAAATATTGGTCCTACTGTAGAAGCTCTTAAATCTATGGCTATTTTTGCCAAGCTGATCACTCGTGGTAAGCCTGCAATCGGAGTAGAGGATGTTCTAAAAGTTGCCTCCATAATGAAAGAACGTGCCCGGACGGTTAAAGAAAAAGGCAAGAAAGTTTCTACTACATCTAGTGCGTATAATAGACTTGTTTATGATACATCAAGACAGGTACAAGATACCATATCTCTTGATATTCAACTAAGCTCGCCACCATTCCAACGTGCAGTTGACGTCAGTACAGACGATAAACAAGCATGGGGAACATTACAAGGTATCATTAACTATGTTAATACTGAAAGTGATATTGCAAAATATGATAGGTTCTTTTCTTCTAATAATAAGCGAGATCCTGTAAATATTGGAGTTGTAGGAATTACCGGAGCAAAGGCTGATATTTCAACTACTTACACACAACCCGATGGAAAGCAGCGCCCATTGAGTCATCTAAGTATGAGTATAAAAGCTGGTAGTTCTATGTACGACCAAGCTAGTGGTATGAACACAGAAGGCATGGAAAAATTCTACGAAATTCTTGGGCTTAATCCTCTAGATGCTGCCGATGCAATGCACAACACAGGATTTGAAAGTAAAGTAGATCGTGTAGAAGACACTCCTGCACAAGCTAAAGCCCGTGTAGCAGCAGCCAGACAAATTTATGAAATAGCTGGTATGCAGCTAAAACAGAGAATTAGCGCATTGAACGACCGAGGCGAAGCTGAGTATGTACACGAGTTCTTGGGCAAATTAAAAAGTTCTATTCAAGGAGATGATAAACTAGTGTATGTAAACTTTGACACAAAAGGTACATATAATAAATTGAATCCACAATTAATTACTACACTTGCACAGAATATCAATTTAGATGTTGAGGTAGATATGGATTCAAAGTCAACGCCCTACATTTATATTATTGACAAAAATAGCGGCAAACCTATTATGCACGTTAGGCTAGCCATACTCAAATCTGGCAGAATGACGCATACATTTGAGTTGGATTATTTGTTAGATTTAATTAAAAATGCTAAAGCACCAACCGTGGCTGCTACTCCTCCTACTCCATCACCTGTACAACAACCTACTTCAGCACCTGTACAGCAACCCTCTCCAGTTCCTGCCAGCTTACAAAATCAAAATAAAACAATAGGTGCCAAAATACCTATGGGTCAAGAACCACCTGAAGAAGTTTAATGAAAAAACTCATTGTACTTATAGTAGTAGCATCAATGATAGCATCGTACATATCTAATGCTTTGGCACAATCTTCTGCTGTTAAGATTAATAAAACAGTGGTGTGTGATGATACTAAAACTTTATTAGATACACTACTAAATGAATATAATGAGTCTCCAGTATGGGCCGGCACTGATGAAAAAAGTAAGTACGGTCTGCTAATAAATCAAGAAACTGGTACTTGGACTATGATACAATTTGATAAAAATACAACTTGTATACTAGGAGTCGGCGAGAACTCTCGTGCAATAAGTTTTGGTAAACCAAAAACTACCTTATAACCCAACTTAACTTCTGCTCCTGGAGCAGTAAATAATTGCATGAAATACTTACTTGCAATTATTTTAATGTTATGTTCTCTAACTGCTCGCGCAGAATTGTTTGAAAATTGGACCGACAAAGAAAAAATTCTCTACGGTACTGCATCATTGGCAATGGTCGCTGATTTCAAATCAACATCATCGGTATTATATCCCGATCAAGGATACAAAGAATTAAACCCATTTCTTGGAGAACATCCTGGACAGGATAGGTTAGCTGCTTGGTTTGTAGGGTGGATGATTGGACACTACGTTATAGCAAATAGTCTAAATCACGAACAACGAACTAGATATCTTTTAACAGTTACTATTGTTGAAACTGCTGCCGCTGCACATAATGTATCCATTGGCGCCACTATTAAATTTTAAATTTACAAACGGTATAAATAGTTTTCAAGGAGGGCAACATATGAAACAATCTAAATTAGTTAGAAAAGTTTATCAGGCCTGCATCGACCACAATACCGAGAAACAGCTAGAACTTCGCAAAGAAGAATTCCGCAAGATCTTGAAACATAAAGCTAAAGGTAAACCATTTACAACCAAATGGACTTTGGTACAGATCTAACACACAGTAGGGATACTTTGGGTTTGGATAAATAATTATATACAAATTAATTATTTAAAAAAGGAAATCTCACATGGGCGTTCAAAATCCCAATAGCACTGATTACACCCATCCAGCTGAGCCGAATCTATTAAAGATTCAAAATGTAATGCAATATAACAGCACTGGCCAACCAGTGCTGCGTACTCACGTTGATGGTATTACTCTAGAAGGTAATGTTATTGTTGATACTGTAAGTTTAAGTAGTTCAACACTGGCCGCACTGGAAAGCATTAGTGTTCGTCAAGAAGGTACTTGGACAGTCAGCATAGGAACCAACGGACAAGTTGTAGTCAGCAACTTTACATCAACTGTAAACATAGCAAGTCTACCTGCCATCACCGGAACAGTATCAATAAACAGTTTACCTGCCATTACTGGCACAGTGGTAGTAAGCAATTTTACCTCAACTGTTCGTGTAGATAACTTTCCAACATCGGTAACTGTAACTAATTTTACTTCTACCGTATTTGTCAGCAACACACTAACAATTAGCAATACAAGTTTTGCCGTAACTAATTTCCCCACAACCTCCACTGTATACCAAGGCACAACGCCTTGGACTGTAACTGGTACAGTAAACATCGGTACCTTGCCAGAAGTAGAGATTAAAAACGATACTGGCAATCCAATACCTATCAGTGCTACTACTGCATCCAATAGTGCGTTAAATCCTATCTACATTAGTGGCAATGTATCGACTATTGGTGGTAGTGCCCAAGGCAAATTATGGACCATGCAGATAGCACAGGGGTTGATTGCCGGACATACTGTAGAACAAGTCACAGGATACAATCCCTCTACATCAGCAGGTGATGCTGTATGGTCAGGTGGAACAGCATATCCGTGGAGCAGTTTTACCACAGCACAAACTCTGTATCTAAAAAGTTCTACCAACAATGCAACTGACAGAAGTATGCCATTTCTTATTGACGGATTGGATTCTAGCTATAATAATCAAACCGAAGTGGTGACACTAAATGCTTCAGACTCAAGAACAGCAGTCGCATCAACCAAACAATTTTTGCGTATTCATAACATATCATGTAATAACACAGAAACTAACGTAGGCGACATTATTGCCACTGTTACATCAGGCACGGGAACAGTGGTTTCTAAAATATCAGCAGGTAGAGGCAGCGCTCGAGCAGGTATTTATACTATACCCGCAGGTTATACAGGATATTTGTTCAAAGGTGATGCCAGCTCAACCGCAGCAACTGTGGTAAACTTTATGGCTCGTTACTTTGGTAAAGCATTTATGGTTGTTCACGTGGCCATTGTGGACAACAGCACTTACATCTACGACTTCCCATTCCCAATGCCGTTACCAGAAAAGACCGACATGTACTGTACCATAGAAGCAGGTTCTGGAAAAACAGCGGTGAATTACGAGATACTGCTAGTGGCTAACTAACCATACTGTGTAATACAACTGTAACATTATACATATAATACTGCGATAAATATGGCTATGACAAAAGCTAAAACTTATCGCTCTATCTTTATTTCAGATGTGCATCTTGGTACACGTGATAGTCAAGCAGATAAGTTAAATAACTTTCTTAAACATAACACTTGCGATACATTGTATCTAGTAGGTGACATCATAGACGCCTGGCGTATACAACAAAACAAGTGGCGCTGGAAACAAAGCCATACTAATGTTGTTCGCAGAGTATTGGGTCATGCCAAACGCGGTACCAGGGTAATATACATAGCAGGCAATCACGATGAATTCTTGCGTCCCATGATCCCATATGGGTTCAGTTTTGGACTGGTTGAGATATGTAATCAGACTGAACATATAGGTGCAGACGGTAAACATTATCTTGTGGTACATGGAGACCTGTTTGACGGTATAACACGACTAGCACCATGGATAAGTTTCTTAGGAGATCGAGCATATGATGTCATTTTATCGCTTAATAGCAAATTCAATTTGGTACGCCATCGCTTTGGTTGTGGGTACTTTAGTCTTAGTCAATATCTCAAAACAAGAGTAAAGAAGGCAGTGGACTTTATATTCCACTTTGAGAAGAATCTTGCCGCATACTGTAAGAAACGCGGCTTTGACGGAGTAATATGTGGTCATATTCATCATGCTGAGATCAAAGACATAGACGGTATTAAATATATGAACGATGGCGACTGGGTTGAAAGTTGTACAGCATTAGTTGAACATCATGACGGACGTTGGGAAATAGTTACATGGACCAGGGAGAAGGACAATGTGGATACTGATATTGCTAGCGGTGAACATGAACAATCCAAACGACATTCCGGGAAAAATAATGATAGAATTTCCTACCCTCCAGGAGTGCGAGCGAGCACAGTCAACAGTTAAAAGTTGGCTCAAATTTGAAAGTTTTAAAGTAACGGGCGAATGCAAAAAACTATAAGGAATTTTAGATTCTGGGCGCACATATCATTGATGTTATTTGTACCAGGTGCAACCGCAACTATGATTGCTCTGAATATAACAAAATCATCTCTACCCTTTCAAAAAATACTAGGAAGAAGAGTGAGAAGATATCTGCAAATAATATACACATCTAAAAAAAATATACTTATTGTGTGCGGATTAGAAAATGTATTGCATTGGCTTGTATTAGGATCCATCCCTGTTTTTATTTTTTTGATATCTCCGTTTAGCGGCTTCTGACATTTTTCTTCTTGTTTTGTCTGATGGAGATCCTAACTTCTTTCCTTTAAATGCTAAACTTAATTTCTTTCTAGTTTCTTCAGATGGTGGTTGTCTTTTGCTACCTGTCTTTGCTATACTAATGTTTCTTTTGTGTTCCATAGTCCTTGGCGGCATTTTCTTTCCTTTTTTGGCTTCACTTATACTACGCTTATGATCCTCAGTAATACTTTGACCTAATCTTGCTTGTTTTATTTTTTGTTTAGTTTCTTCCGAATGACCATTGTTTCTAAATCTTGTATCTTCTGCATTATGATACTGTTGATTTATCAGCAAAGGATTATTCCAATGTTCTTGTATTAGACTCTGTTCAAAATCATATGCCGACACACCATCAACAAATTCAGCAACAATATGCCAGTCATATTCTTCAAATACGGAATTGATATATTTTGATGATGTGCGATACAACGGAAGGTCTGTATCAGATGTCCTGTTCAAATAGATATTCTTTTCTCGATACCCAATGTAGAACTCGCCGGTAGTTTTATGAACACACATATAAACATATGGTGCTGGTTTTGTTGACTGATAAATATTCATGCTGTTGCTCCTCAATAGCAGTAGAGTAGTTGGGAATTCCCGTTCCGCGAACTACACTAATATTTATACCAAATGAAAAAGATCCTGATAATCACAGACAATCTACCCAAACAGATAAACGGTGTAGTTACTACATATCGCAACATAGAAATTTGTGGCCAAGCAGATGGATATGAGATCGCCTATCTCACCCCTGAAGATTTCAGTTATATCGATTGTCCAAAATATCACGAGGTTAAACTTGCTTGGCCAAGAAATATGGGCAAAAAAATAGCGGCCATTAGCCCCGACTATATTCATGTTGCTACTGAAGGACCGTTAGGAATTTGGGCGAGGAAATATCTATCAATATGCGATATAAAACATAATACTGCCTACCACACAAAATTCCCTGAAGGGTTAAAAAAGCTATTTGGAATTCCAGAATTCTTAACTTGGCGGTTTGTTCGTTGGTTCCACAAGCACAGTGGTAAAGTGCTAACAACAACTGACAGCATGGTTCGAGAACTTGAGGCACATGGATTTAAAGGTGAAGTGATTCCATGGACACGAGGTGTTGATCGTACAATATTTGACTCAGCACTCAGGGAAGACTTTCCTAGCAAGTATTTGTTATGTGTAAGTCGTGTTAGTAAAGAAAAGAACTTAGAAGCGTTCCTTGAACTAGATTATCCAGGCTATCAAAAGATTATGGTGGGCGATGGACCTATGTTAGAAACCTACAAGAAACAGTATCCAGATGTTAAATTCACTGGATTTAAAACTGGGGTAGACCTAGCACGGTATTATGCCAATGCTGAAGTATTTGTATTTCCTAGCAAGTGGGAAACATTTGGAATTGTGATGATTGAAGCCATGGCCTGTGGCACTCCAGTTGCTGCATATCCATGTCAAGGTCCTGAAGATGTTGTAGAACAAGGCGTGACAGGTTTTATGGAAGAAGACCTAGCCACTGCTGTTCATCGTTGTTTAGGATTGAATCGAGACAAGGTATTAGAGGGTAGCCAAAAATGGTCATGGAAAAAAGCCTGGGAAATATTTCGAGACAATTTGGTAGAAAAATATTAATTTTGTAATAAAGTCGTAATATACAGTATATAAATAATATTACTCGCTAGCTGGCGGCGTACAATGTGATAAGTGGCCAGTGGTAGGAACTTCGGTTCCTATTTTTATGAATAAATATTAGTATATAAAGGTGTTGCATGGTAAAACCAACTATTGCTTTGTTCTTACATCATCCTGAATGTTCGCAGGATTGTGTAGATGGTATGACTCAATCACTATCTAAATACTACAAAATAAAAACTTTTGATGTAGATGAATGCAATTCTAATACATTTAGTAAAGCAGACATTGTAGCATTTCCTGGAGGCATAGGTGAAGCTAGCAGTTATGATAGTTTCTTTAGGCGCAAGGCACAAAATGCTGTTGCTGACTATGTAGAACACGGTGGCAGATATCTTGGAATATGTATGGGAGCTTATTGGGCAGGCTCCTATTATTTTGACCTATTAGATGGTGTTGAACCTGTACAATATATCAAACGCCCTACAAGTGATATCAAACGCAGCTATGCTACAGTAGCACCAGTAACATGGAACGGACAAGCTGAAAATATATTCTTCTATGATGGATGTGCATTAATTGGTAATGCTAAGAAATTTAATACTATAGCAACATATGCTAACGGCGATGCTGCTGCAATCATACAAGGTCGAGTAGGCATCATGGGTCCACATCCAGAAAGTTTAAAGTATTGGTTTGAAACCCCGTATCAGTATATCAATCAATATTGGCATGATGGGCATCATCACGATCTATTGTTAGGATTTGTTAACAAACTAATGCAATCGTAACATCATATTTCAAGTTTAATTATGCATATATAAATATTGTATAATTAACTGTATGAGTAAAATATCATTTGACAGTTGAATACTACGGATGTATTATTAATATACAATTATGAATCAATCAATAAAATTTAAAAAAAAATTATCTTTAAAAAATCGTAAAGTAGGTTTAATTATACCTCCATCACCATTTTTATTAGACGAACGTGTTTTTGTTAGTCTAGGTATACTACGAGTTGCTGCTAGTTTAGAAGCTCAAGGTGTTGATGTAGGTGTATTAGATCTTTCTGGTGTGAGTAATTATACCGAAGCATTAGAAACTTATATAACTGACGCTGATATAGAATGGGTAGGAATCACCTGTACAACTCCGCAATTGCCAGCAGCAGTTAAATTAGCAAAATTAATAAAAGAATTAACACCATCATTGCCAATAGTGTTAGGCGGTCCCCACGTAACGCTAACATATAGTGCTGTTAAAGTTGAAGAGAAAGCTGGCATCGTAAATGGTAGAGCAAGAAAAGCTGCTAATTTATTAGAATCTTATTTTGATTATCTTGTATCCGGCGATGGTGAACTTGCTGTTTTAGAATTGTTTAAAGACAACTGCCCTAAAGTTATAGATGGTGATGATAACAGAGGCGAGTTATTCATGTCTGATGAGATCTATGAAGAAACTGATATGCCAGCAAGGCATTTGGTTGATCTATCTAGCTATCATTATAGTATAGAAGGATTTCCCGCTACTAGTCTTATTGCACAATTAGGGTGTCCTTTTAAGTGTGGATTTTGCGGAGGTAGAAATTCTAGAAGTTTAAGACTAATACGTACCCGTAGTGAGTTTTCTATCCTTGAAGAAGTACGTTGGTTATATGAAAATTATGGCTATACAGGATTTATGTTTTATGATGATGAACTTAATGTTAGTAAAACATTTATTAAATTATTAAATGGTCTATATGATTTACAACAGGAACTCGGAGTTGAATTTAGATTGCGAGGATTTGTAAAGGCTGAATTGTTTAATGAGGAACAGGCCGAAGCTATGTATCGAGCAGGCTTCCGTTGGATTTTATCAGGGTTTGAAGCAGCTAATCCTAGAATATTAAAAAATATTGAAAAAGTAGCAACCTTAGAAGACAATGCAAGTGTAGTAGAAATAGCACACAAATATGGATTAAAAGTAAAAGCATTAATGAGTGTTGGCCACCCAGGCGAAACTAAAGAATCTATTTTAGATATAAAAGATTGGTTAATCAAAATGAAGGTTGATGATTTTGATTGTACTGTAATTACAACGTACCCTGGCACTCCGTATTATGATTTAGCTATCCCCGATCCTGATCGCCCAGGTGTATGGACATATACTTACAAGAATGGAGATAAACTTCATGCTTATGCATTAGATCATACAACTACAGCTGATTATTATAAGGGTGATCCTAATGGGGGATATACTGCTTATGTTTTTACAGATGCATTGACCGCAGATGAAATTGTTAATCTAAGAAACGAAGTAGAGAAGGATGTAAGAGAAGCATTAAATATTTCGTTTAATCCAGGTAGTGTATCAGTACGTTTTGAACACAGCATGGGACAAGGATTACCAGATGCAATATATAGAGAATCTAAATTGGTAACTTATGAGTAGAACATTAAAAATAATATTAAGAACATGCGGTAATGTCCATGCGGTACATGGCAACAGATATATCAATAAGTCAAAATCAGAGATCATTAATACTTGTGTAAGTAGTTTAGTAAACAGCATTAATCAAGTTACTAATCATAACATAGATTTAATTGTGTTAGATGATCATAGTTCTACTGAAGTGATTAATGATATTAAACAAATAGTCAGTAAATGTAAGTTTCCTAGCAAATTGATTAATGTTAATGATGGTACAGGCAATGCTCATACTATGAAAAAAGTGTTTGAGCACGTTGAACAGTCTACTGATTTATGGTTACATATAGAAGATGACTACTTACACTTTCCAACTAGTATACAAGATATGATTGATACTGTTGATCAACTTGAATCAAACACTAGTCAACTAGTAGCCATTAATCCACACGATGATATTTGGCGCTATACAAATCAGATATATGAAAGTATTATATTGTTAGGACCGTATCGTCATTATAGAACAGTAAAACATACCACATATACCTGTATGGCAAGCAGGACAATTTATGAAAAGTATCGTAATCACTTTCAAGACATTGTTACTCTTACTGCACAACGAGCCGATTGGGTAGAAGACAAGTCTATTAACATGGTTTGGAACAAGCCCGACATCATGTTGTTCTCTCCAATTCCTAGTCTTGCATTGCATCTTATGGATGAGAGCGGTAAGGATCCATATATCAACGTTGAAGAATTGTGGAACAATATTCCTAGATTGTGGGAATAATACAACATTATACACCACTTTATCTTGACAGAGATAAATAAATCATATACAATTAGTGCTTGAGTTGTTAGAAAGTTGCTATTTTTGATTCAGAATTAAAAACAGTGGTTGACAACAATGATAAATAACTGTATAATAAAGACTAGTTAGCAAGTACAGTCAGCAAAGAAGTTAGAAGAAATTTTAAAATAATTGCAGATAGTGGTTGACAACTAGTCAGAAGTATAGTATAATTGATACATACGCTGCAATAAGGTAGCGTATGTAAATTTTTAAATTGAAGATAAAACAGAAAATGCAAACAGCATCATATTTTAGATCAGTTAGTTTTATAGCCAAACAGGCGGGCTCAATGTCCACCTCTTGCTGGTTAGCGATTAATAGTCTAGGGAATGATCGCACACCGGAGCATTATAGTAGGGTCCTGGAGGACATTGTGTAACACAAATTACACACAAACTTCAAGGACCCTAGGACTAACACTCCTGGGGTTTTTTGTTTTTAGCGTTGGTATAGTGTGAAGAACAGGTAACGAGGACCTGGCCCTGCACTTTAAACATGGGGCAAACGGGCGGTGACGAGGATGGCTTACCCTTATGTGGGTAAAAAAATTCGTCATATTAAAGCAAACTGGCGCACGGCTTGACTCTGAATCAAGTGACGAAGCATAGCTAGACAGTTTGTTTTAATATACACATTGGAAACAGTGTGTTTAATAATATGGATGTGTAGGAAAACTGGTAACCCCAGAAGACTGTAAATCTTCCGCCTCGCGGCACTGTTGGTTCGACTCCAACCGCATCCACCATATTTGAAGATGACACAGTTCCCTGCACTACAATGTCAAGCAGGACTTCAAAGAGTTCTATGTTGGTCTAGCTTGCTAGGGCACTTAGGCACCCGCCAGTCAGCAAATATCACGTAGAGTATAATCGTGAGGCGTTGACACACCGTACTCGTTCGATGGACCATATAACGTAAAACTAGGCCCACATATTTCGGGGGATTAGCTCATTTGGGAGAGCGGCTGCTTTGCAAGCAGTAGGTGATCAGTTCGATCCTGATATCCTCCACCACAATTTGGGGGCAGCAGAGGGCTGCGGCGTTCCCTTGCAAGGATCGTGTCTAGTGGGGTTCGATACCCCCGGCCTCCACCAAGTTAGCTCTGTTAGTATAATGGTATTACACCTGTTTTGTAATCAGGTTACGGCAGTTCGATTCTGTCACGGAGCACCAAGTTTTTGCAGCGTTAACTCAGTTGGTAGAGTGTCGGCCTGTCTAGTCGAATGTCAGGGGTTCGAGTCCCCTACGCTGCGCCAAGTTTAGGATAGCAACAGCAAACAATCCAAATTTCACTTATTCTGAAAAAAAGATGCTATCCTGTTTTATTATACTCCGGTCGTCTAGTGGCTAGGACGCCAGCCTTTCAAGTTGGAGAAGCGGGATCGAAACCCG